CATCATATACTGCTTCTTTACACCAGTGATCTAATTTTTTGTTTTGTTTTATTACCCATTCAACAAACTTTGGTACATTGATTGCATTTATAGCGACACAGTGTCTACCAAACTTTACAAATGCTTTGTAGTATGGTGACGTAGCAAAATCGGCGTATGTTTTCAGTTTTGCACTACCTTGTGTCATAGTATAAAATTTCAAATAACTTTGTAACCCAATCTGTACACCAACTTCTTTTTCTTCTTGATATCGACGTTTTTGTTCACAGAGATGTACTGCAAGGGTGCTTTCTTTTCTAAATTCTCGCTCACAATATTTACATTTATACGTTTCCGCTATCACGCATGTGTTCCTTTAGTTCTTTTGCAGTCATTAATTTACTCATTAATTCTATTTCATCAGACTTCATTGCAGGAAACAGTTCCATGAGAATCTTCTTGCCTTCGTTATTGCCTTTGTCTTTCTTCTTAGGTGCAATCCATTGATGTCTATGTGAGCCCATGCCTGGCGAAATAGTTGTAGCACATAACCATTGTAATTTTTGATGCTTGTTTATGTCAAAAAAATGCTTGTTTAGTCTCTCATTACACGCGACCAAATAATATTCTTGCAGTTCTGCTGTTCCTTGCACTGCACTACTCCAACGTATCATGAGAAAGTTTGAATATTTTTTACGTTCTTCTTCTGTCAGACTATCATAAAAGTTTCTATCTTTGGTATCAAGACAACGCATTTCATTTTGTATGCTAAGTTTACTCATTGTTCTAACCCAATTATTGGAATGTTTGCATTATGTTCTAGCATATATTTGATTGTTAATGCAATTGTTTTTACATCAAGCCATCCTTTATGGTGAGGATCACCATTATCAAAACCACCTAGAACAACATGCGAACTTTTTATATTACTCTTATTATTATACATTAAACTAAGTTTTTGTAAAGCCTGTTTTTGGACAGTATAATCCTTGTATTGGCTGTCTATACCCAAATTCTCTGCACTGCTACCAATGTTTATTATATGACCATTTATGTGTTCCTGGCTCCATACATCGTGTGTTACTTCGAGTAACCTGTGCTGACCCCATGTGCATACAAAACTAGCATTAATAAAAACATTGTAGTTTACAATTTGATCTTTAAAATGTTGCTCACTGCCTACGTCCCAAAATCTTAAATCATATCCAGTACTACGACTAGCAAAGTCTGCTAATGGATAAATCTGTTGTATGCCATTAGCGATTGTTTGATGTTGTGGATTGCCACTGCACAATATTTTCATATCAGTTTGCTCCATTCAGGACACACTTCATTAAAACTAGTATTACGGATTTTATCTAGTCTATTTACATATGGCCAAAACTTACCTGTGCTGTTTCCGCTGGGTATATTATCAACAATAGACGTTAACTGTGGATAACCAATAAATCTTTGTTTTAGTAAACTCTTAGTATCAGCTGGTAACTGTCTGATGGAACATGCACCTAACCCTTTTTGTAGTATAAAGTCAACTGGATCACCGTAACGATTTGTAGATAAATTTGCTTGATACCAATCGTAAAGTTCATTAATATAATATAAATTAAGATAACTCCACACACAATTTATTTTAAACATATGATTGTGAGGTAATATTTTTTCCATTGTTTTTATATTTGCAACCACAGTGTTCCAATCAGCACCAGTACGTTGATAGTTAAACCGTTTGCCCATGTCGTCAATACTAAGGTATATCTCTACTAACAAACATTCTTCCCAAATATCCAACACTTGTTGTGTAGGGATTGTGGTACCGTTACAATTGTAAAACACCTTAACATCGTTGAGTCCTTTTGCTTCTTTAATTTTAACCAACAAATCATAATGATTATTGCTTATCAAAGGTTCTCCGCCACCATGAAAATGTATACTGCGTATATTACAAAGAGTGTCTTTATCTGATAGCAAATTTTGTATGTTTTTGTCGTATTTGTATGATTCTATATCCTTTTCGGGATAAAGTTTTTTCCAATCTCCTATCCATGCAGTACTGTTGTTCGGACCACAAATCACACACTTAAGATTACAGAGGTTTCCAACACTATAATCTATGCCTTGTGGTTTATCAAGATCAATATTTGTATCTTGTAAAAAATCTTCCCATGTTTGTTTTACACTTTGTCTACGACTCTTACGTCCTGCCGCTTCTTCGTCATAGCACACTTGACAACCTGAGATTGGAGTATCTGTTTCAACACAACGTTTCAGATCTTGATGTGCAGAGTTGTTCCATACTCCTGAAACATCTACAGTGTCTGTTGTAGCATATGAACCCGTGTAGATACTACAAGGATTGTAGTTAACACGATTTTGTGTTGACCAAATGCTTATATTTTTATAAATTTCGTAACAAAAGTATTTTTTATTTTTCGTGCTTATTGTATCTTGTCCATAGTTTGTGTAAAACGTAAAACCAAATACTGTTGATTGTAGGTTCGATGAGTGCAACTAATCCTGCTTCAAATAAACTTGCTCCAGTAACCATACTAACAACTGCCATTGCTATTAGTACATGACCAATAAAAAATATTACTGCTAACAGTATACTATCTTCTACTTTATGTGTCAATACATTCCATATACCTTTTGTAAATTCCATATTACCAAGCCTTGTTGTAGTCTACGATTTCACAGTTACGACTGATGTCCTTAACAAAGTATGCACATCGTGGATCATCTTTGTTTTCTACTGGCACTGCCAACATCTGTCCATTTTTTAATTTTGGTACGTACCAAGTAACGTCTTGGTATACATCTACTATTTCAATATTCATATAACTCGGTCGAAAACTTGTAAGTGGATTAAACTGAAATACTTTAAAACCTCTGTCATTGATACTTGTAAGTGGCAACATTTCCAGGTCACCTACTTCTGGTTCACCAATTAACACTTGCCAATCAATTGGCATTTTCATTGTCTTATCGCCAATGCGTAACACCAGGGCTGGTGAGTTAAATGTTTCTAAAAATATTAATGGTATATACAAGTGATCTGGGCTTTGCGGATCACTGTTGTCAAAGATCGAAAATCGCAAATCATCTATCTCTTCTGGCAGTGTATCTAACTCAAACACAGTATTGTCTAGTGTTAGTATTCTCATTGTTTCTCCTTATGCATTCCAGTCCAGTTTTTCTACACTATATGGATAGTTTGCTTCTCTATAAAATGCTTTACGTTTGGTTAAGTGTCTTTTTGCAAATCTACAAGTTGATGTTATGTCCCAGATTTGGACGTGGTCTTTGTCTTCCGCTTTCCGAATACCCCTACCAATACTTTGTATAACCCGTACAAAACTTTTACCAGGTTCCAAAAGGACAAGATTGAAAATACGTGGCAAATTAATGCCCACGGCCGCGACACCATATGTAGCAATAATAATTTTACCTGTCGCAGTAGCCACTTCATCATATTCTTCCTGTCTGTCTTTTGCTTTGGTTGCTCCACTTACAAACACTGCTTCATTGCCCATACGATTAAGCAGTTCTGTACCAGCACTAATTCTATCAACCAATACCAATGTGTTACCAGTTTTATTTACTTCAATAACCAAGCCTGCAATAGTATCTAATCGCCCTTTTTCCTCAAATAGGTACTTTAATTCACTTTGATAATTTGTAAATTCTGCATGATCAACTAATTGTACAACATTCACATGACAATTTGCAAGTACACCCTTTTCTTGTAGTTCACTTGCGGCCAACTGATTAATTACTGGCCCTATACTACAATGCAGTGCTTGAAACTCATAAGGCTCTTTTGGTACTGTGCCTGTAAGTCCCCAACGCAACGGTACTCGACTCATTACACCTGTTAACAATGTTTTTAGTGCGTCTGCTTTTGCCATGTGTGTTTCATCAATTATAACACATACTACATCTTCTAAAAATTCATGTATGGTTATATCTGCACGTTGATTCTTTGTGTTCTTTAGGAGTACATTTAAACTTTGCCATGTACAAATTGTATGTTTGTGTCCAAACTCTTTTCTATCTCCATAGAATACACCAACATCTAATTGCAAATTTGAATAGTCTGCTTCAGTTTGTGTTACTAAACTTTTGTTTGGAACAATAACAATACTGCGTCCATAGGCTTCTACACGTTCACTTAGGCTTGCAGTCATAATAGTTTTACCAGCACCAGTGGCTACTTCTTGTATACACTGTGGATTTTTTAAGAAACTGTTTATAATCTCTACCTGATAATCTCTTAGCACGATAGGAGTGCCAGTTGCAGGATGATTCTTCGGCCACATAATGTCACTGTAAGTATCTTCTGCAACTGGATCAAACTTGAATACTGTTTGGTATTCTCTATTATCTTGTATATCAATATCGTAATTGAAGTCTTCTAGTATAGGAATAATGTCTGGTAACAAATTTAAGTATGTACTCCCTCCCATTTGAAAGTATGCAACCTTACCATCCCACCGTCCTAGTCGTACTGCTGGCAAGTATCTTGCATGTGGCACATCGTACTTGAAAGTGTTTACAAGTTTTTTGCGAACGTCTAGATCTAATCCAGATACTTTCAGATTTACTTCATCGTTTATTATTAGTGTTGCAGTTTTCATAGTGTTATTATACAGTATCTGTAGATTCTGTCAACGATTCTGAGTAACATTGTATAAGAAATTCAGTGAAAATCTCTTGACTTTTGTATCCAGGATGTAAACCGTCAGCAGTTGTGTCTGTTTTCATATTGCACATTGGATTGTATAAGTTCATCCAATAGGAAGACTGCATGCCACCAACATTGTCATATTCTTTATGTATGTGTTTGTACAATTTTTTACTTTCTTCATCATCACGTTCATCGCACTGTAATATTTCTTGTGTAAACGGATCAAGTTCAGTTGGTGTTTGCCATTCATGTTGGTCAAAATATCTATTAGCACGCCAAGGCAAATTATAATGCACAAATCTTATTTGTGTATCAGTGCTTTTACCTACATGAATTAAACTGTTGCAGTAGAATAACAGATTTATAATATCCCAATGATGATTGTAATATGCTAAAAGATGTTTTTGCATGTTAACCAAAGCACTACGTGGTATGATTTGCTTGTTAACCATGTTTATATCACTAACAGGTACTACAGGTGATATTAAACCACAACGAGTACTGTATAGTTCAAGCCCAAAATGTGTATTTGTAAAAGGTATACTTTGCCATACCACAAGTAAGCTGTGATAATCATTTTGCATTAGTCCAGTAAGAGCTGATCGATAAATCTGTAGATTATCGTCGCCTGGATTGCCCATATTATCAATATGTTGTGGGTCAACACCATCTATATAATTTAAAAATTTTGTGGCAAATAAGTGTGGATCCTTTCTAAAACCATCTAGGCCATATCCACTGCTTACACTTGCACCTACAACCAAACATTTCATAACTTTAATTATCCATAAAGGAAGCAGGCAGTCTGTAAACTGCCTGCTTATAGGTTGTCCAGGAGCTAGATCTGATATGACAACCTAATTCTATCTACGCCTCATCACAGTGTTTTCAGCAAGTTCCTT